ACTAAGAGGTACAGTGACATGTATCTTCTTGACAATCAGATGCAACTTCTGACTGCGATTGATGACTTTGAATACACCAAATGGTTAGATCCTGAAGGTGTTCCTGCTTATGTCAAAGACTCGGTAAGTCGTTTAAACTAGCCCTGGTCGGGATGGTCAATAGACCCTCGCGTTTCTTAGTTCGTAAAACTAAGTGGTGGAGTCATTAGACCCTTCTAAAAACTAAATAATCCAAGAGTTAATTTACTATTATGTCAGCAAAAGGATCTGCAGCAAAATCTGCAAGTGGCGCAGCGATGTCAAAATATGACGTTGAAGTAGAAGCAAGGCTTCAGGCACTTGAGGCAAAGGTTGCTGCACTTGAGGCAAGCGATAAAGCACAACTAGAAGTTGATGCAAGGTTTGAAGAGTTAGAGAGTAAGGTTCAAAAACTCTGGAACTAATTGGTTTCTTGCTTCCTAAAAGTAAGTGGCGTGCATGGCGACCCAAAAGACGGTTGACACCAACCGTCTTTTTTAGTATCATTTAAAAAAAAGTATATGTCTATTATCGTTACTGGTGGTGCAGGATTTATTGGAAGTAACTTCCTTGAGTTTTTGTGTGGTGTTACTGATGATAAAATTATCGTTCTTGATAGTTTGACTTACGCATCAAACGAAGAAAATATCCCTCAATGTTCACAGATTGATTTTGTCTGGTGTGACATTGTTAATGAGAAGCATGTAAATTATATTTTTGATAAACACAAACCAAAGAAAGTCTTTCACTTTGCTGCTGAAAGCCACGTTGATAAGTCAATATCTAATTCAAATCCTTTTATCTCTACAAACATTAACGGAACAATTAATCTTCTTAATGCTAGTCTTAAAGTTCAGGTAGAAAAGTTTCATCATATCTCAACTGATGAAGTTTATGGTTCTCTGGATTATGATGATAATGCACTTTTTAGAGAAGATACCCCATACAATCCTAGGAATCCCTATTCTGCAACTAAAGCATCAGCAGAACACTTTGTGACTAGTTGGCATAACACGTATGGACTACCGTATGTGATTACAGGATCCTCTAATAACTATGGCAAGGGTCAGCACTTTGAAAAACTTATTCCTAAAGTGATTAAGAATGCCATGGAGAATAAAGTAACTTATATGTATGATGGTGGCGAACAAATTCGTGATTGGATTCATGTGATGGATCACTGTAGTGCTATCTGGTCCATTGAGGAAAAGAAAATACTTAATGACAAATTCAATGTTGGCGCAGGATGTGAGTTGCAAAATATTGAAGTTACTGAAATGATTCTTGATATGCTCGATAAACCGTATGAGTTGATTGGTGTTTCATATGATAGACCTGGCCAAGACAAGAGGTATGGAACTGACTTTTCAAAACTAACAGCAGCAACTGGTTGGACTCCATCTATTAACTTTGGTGATGGATTAAGAGATACTGTTGATTGGTATATTGACAGATTGCCCAAATAATCGTATCATATATAAGAAGAAACTTTTTTAATAATGTCTGAAAATAATAAGACAGCACTGGTGCTAGGTGCTGGTGGTTTCATTGGAAGTCATATGGTCAAGCGACTCAGAGCAGAAGGATACTGGGTGCGTGGTGTAGATCTCAAGCGTCCTGAATTCTCTAGCACCGAAGCAAATGAGTTTGTCCAGGGAGATCTGCGTGACGTAGAATTTGTTCGCCGCGTTATTCAATTCAAAGGTGAGCAAGGTAATTTCTATAATAGTGTTCCCTATCGTTGTATTCGTCCCTTTGATGAGATCTATCAGTTTGCAGCTGATATGGGTGGAGCAGGATTTGTATTCACTGGTGAGAATGATGCAGACATCATGCACAACTCAGTGTCTATCAACCTGAATGTCCTTGAGGAAGTTCGTAAACTTAATGAAACCTTTGATGGTGAGGAGAATGGTACAGAGTGTGTAAGACCCTCTTTGGAACAACCTACTAAGATCTTCTACTCGGGATCTGCTTGTATGTATCCAGAGCATAATCAACTTGACCCTGACAATCCCGATTGCCGTGAAGAATCAGCATACCCCGCCAACCCAGATTCCGAGTATGGATGGGAGAAACTATTCAGTGAGCGTCTCTACCTTGCTTACAATCGCAATCATGGGATTCCTGTTCGCATTGCCAGGTATCATAATATTTTCGGACCTGAAGGAACCTGGGAAGGTGGAAGAGAGAAAGCACCGGCTGCAATCTGTCGCAAGGTCGCTTACCTCCCGGAGACCGGAGGTGCTATTGAGGTGTGGGGAGATGGCTTACAAACTCGTTCCTTCCTGTTCATTGATGAATGCATCGAAGCGACTAAGCGATTGATGGACAGTGATTTCATGGGACCAGTTAATATTGGTTCTGAGGAGATGGTAACTATCAATCAATTGGTAGATACTGCTGCTAGAGTTGCAGAAAAAGAAGTTACTAAGATCCATATTGATGGACCTCTTGGTGTGCGTGGACGCAACTCTAACAATGATGTGATTCGCGAAGAACTTGGATGGGATTATTCACAAACTCTTGAAGAAGGTATTCGTTATACCTATTATTGGATCAAAGAACAAATCGAAAGTTCCGATACATATGTTCCATTTTATCATTCAGTATGAGTAAACTAGGACCCTACGCTTCCTATGATAAGGAGACTGGATTTCATCCGCATCCTCTTCATGACAATATAAATTATGTTGGTAGTTTTGAGAGATTAAACGTTGATGTCAAAGGCATCATTCACGTTGGTCTCTGGGACTTTGTGGAGCATTACTGCTACAGTAAGTTGGTTGGAGATAAAGTCATCGGTGTTGAAGCAAATAAATTTGTTTATGACACTATGTCTAAACCAGTTGCCGATAGATGTGGATACCTTTCATTTAATGAATGTGTCTACAGTGAGGATGGTTTAGAAAAGGAATTCTTTCTTGCCAATGATTGCTCAACTTTAAACCCAGTAGCATATTCTGATCATCTGTCAAGAAAACTTTCAGGTGGTAACTACGTTAAGGTTGTCACTAAAAAACTATCTACCTTGATTGAAGAGAATGATATTGATATGAATCAATATGATTTTCTTAATATTGATGCAGAAGGAGCAGAACTTGAGATCCTGAAAGGATTTGAAGATCATCTCAAGTACATCAATATGATTTTTATTGAGACTTCTCTTAATGATAGAAACAATACAGGTGCTCCTCACGAAGTCATTGTTGATTGGTTGGGAAGAAAAGGATTTAAATTAAGAGAGATGTCAGATTCTTATCAGCAAGAGGGATGGGGTGATTCTATCTTCTTGAGGAATGATAGAGAACTGAAACCATTTGATAAAGAAAAGTATTTGCTGAAATGAAAAATTTTAAATTGTTGAATGATACCTTCATTCATCTAACAAATGGAAATAAAGGATATACAACTCATGGAAAAGAATCAAAGTATATTAAATGGATTCATGAAGGTGAGGGGAGGCAGCAGCAAACTTTTGATAGTCTTACAGTAGATGATGAGACTTTTTATATTGATAGATATATTCCTGCAGGACTGAACGATACTTCTAGTAAGAAAAAATATGGAATTATTCTAGAGTGTTGTTGGCTAGTTCAACCACTAATCAATGACATCAAGAATAATCTTGATTTGTTTATGAATTCATATGATAAAATTTTTACTTGGAGTGAAGAACTCTGTGATCTTCATGAAAGAATTTGTTGGGTTCCTGGAAACGGATCTTGGATTCGTGAACCTCAAATTTATCCAAAGAATAAATTAATTTCTATTCTGGCATCAAACAAGTCTCATCTTCCTGGTCACCAACAGCGACTACATATGCTTGATCAATTAAAAGAGTATGCTCCTTTATTTGGTCGTGGATTTAATGAGATTGAATACAAGGAAGAAGCACTTGCAGACTATATGTTTTCAGTTGCTATTGAAAACAATGATGAGTATTTTAGTGAAAAACTTCTTGATTGTTTCTTGACAGGAACTATTCCAATTTACTATGGCACACCGTCTGTAGGAAAGTGGTTTAATACTGATGGTATGATTATTCTTGAGGATGGATTTGATATTGAATCTTTGACTGAAGAACTTTACAATGATAAAATGGATGCAATCAAAGATAACTTTGAGCGGGCATTAAAGATGGAAGTATTGGAAGACTTCATTTGGGAAAATTATTTTAACGGAGAACAAAATGACTAGAGAAGTATTTGAGAAGGCACTTAAAGAAGGAATTCATTCTTTCTATTATATCTTTAAGGACTTTGGTATCGGTAAAGATTGTAAGCACTTTGTTGAGACTGGAACCTATATGGGAGATGCTGTTAAGTATGCAGTTGATCTTGGGTTTGAAGAGATCTTCAGTTGTGAATTGTCTGAGGAAAGATATAATATTTGTTTGGAGAAATTTAAGGATGATGATAATGTTAATCTTTGGTTGGGTGACTCTAGAGATTGTGTAAAAGAAATCCTCAAGAAGGTTGATAAGAAAGCCATCTTCTGGTTGGATGCACATGCTGAAGGTGGCGGTGTTCCAACAATGGAAGAACTTGATATGATTAAAGATCATGCTATTAAGGACCACACGATTGTTATTGATGACATTCCTATCTACTTCTCTGGTAGAGAGGATCAACTTATGGATAAGATCCGTGATATCAATCCTGACTATCAGTTCACCTACTACAAGTCCATCAATCCTGTTGATGATTATATTCTTGTGGCATACGTATGAGACCTTGCTTAATTAAACAACCTGCAGGAATTGGTGATGTATTCTTCTGCCAAAAAATTGCTAGGTTAATGATGATGAAGGGGTATGATGTTGTCTGGCCCCTGAAACCAGATATCCAGTGGATTCAAAATTATATTAAGGACATTTGGTTTCCAATGACAACAGATGACTTTCCAATGAAAGATATCTATGAGCATGGTGCGGGTGCTGTTGTAGAAGAACAAGCCGCATTTATCAGTACAGCAACTGCTGATATGACTCATAATGATGGCAAGATTATGAGTTCAAAATATTCTATGTTAGGACTTGACCACTCTGATTGGAAAGATTGGTTTAGATTTGATCGTGATTTTGCTAAAGAAGACGATCTATACTATAATGTACTTGGTCTCAATGATGACTCTGAGTTCGTGTTTATCAATAACCTTTATAATGAAGGAAGAAATTGTAAACTGATGCGTCCAGAAAATTACAACTTGCCTGCTGTAGAACTACAATACATTGACGGATATACTTTGTTTGATTGGTGTAAAGTTTTTGAAAAGGCAAAGAGTGTTTATACAATTAATACATCACTCAACTATATTATTGATGTCTTAGACACCTCTTATGAAAATTATGTGGTTGTTGCACATAATGAAAAGAACATGACTGAGATTGATTACTTATTCAGCACCCCACATACATTGATATGCAAGTAGTAGAGTATAAGAAAAACTGGTATCCAAAGTTTCAAACTGAGGGGAATGCATCTCAATTTGCAATCCCTTTTGCAAAACATGTCTGTAGTGGAGTTGGATATGATATTGGTTGTATGAAACCGGAGTGGGCATTTCCTGGAGCTACACCCATTGACCTTGACTTTGATGATCCATGGGATGCTGACAATCTACCGCCAGATCCAGTGGATTATATTTTTTCTAGTCATTGCTTAGAGCATGTACCCGATTGGGTTGCGACTATGAATTATTGGTATGATAATCTCAAGAAGGGTGGAACCTTGTTTTTATATCTACCTGACTTTAGTCAAGTGTATTGGAGACCTTGGAATAATAGAAAACATAGGCATGTATTCACTCCTGAAATTATTGAGGCTTACATGTTTGAACGTGGATATGATAATATTTTTGTATCTGGTATTGATTTGAACAATTCATTTATGGTCATGGGAGACAAATGAAAAAAATTGCTGTAACAACTTGGTGCACAGACGACTACATCGACTACATTGGATTGGATGAACTTAGAAATTCATTTAAACATTTTCATCCAGAGATAGATTTCTTTGTATTTGATTCAAAGATGACCACTGAGGCAAAGGTAAAAGATCCTTGGTTGAATAACGTATGGATGATGCCACCTAGTTGCATGCCTTACATTGATGACTATGATATGGTTGTACACATTGATGGCGACTGTGTTGTAACTGGTCCTATGACTGAACTCTTTGAGAGTGATGAAGATATTATTGGAGTTCGTAATAACAACTCACTAGATAAAGCAAGTTCTCATCCTGGTATTACCATTCATCACTTGCCACCTTTTGGTAATGGAGAGAAAATTCCAGTTCAGAAGTTTATCAATGCTGGTTTGATTGCATCAAACAACAAACAGTTCTGGTATGATTGGCATGAACTGAATAGAGAGGCAAAGAGAATTAAGGATGAGGTAAATCCATATGCTCATGGGATTGGTGATGAGCAGGACACCTTAAATCAAATCTTCCATTGTGGCAAATACTCAACAAAGATTATTGATGCCATGGGAACCAATGTTTCTTATGGACTTTGTAATACCTGGGGAGAGAATAATAATCACTGGGAGAGTTGGTCTGATATCTATGTGAAAGATGATGCACTCTACCTTGATGATCCTAAGACTGGAGATCCAATGTGCATCAAAGTTATGCACCAGGCAGGAGGATCTGCAGCAGCAAAACTAAATAAAGAACACGGTGGTCTTCGTGAGTGGATGAAGACCGTGATCGCTGAAGAACCCTTACAATACA